CTAAGCCGAAACCTCCTTTTCATCTTGTGGCAGGGCATCTGGGTATTCTTTTGCTAAGGGCTCGACCTGCCTGCGCATTTTCCGGTCCAAGGGCATCAGGTATTTGTGCCGTTTGAGGTGAACTCGTGGGAGTTGTTCGAACCCAAGCGATTTGGCATATTCGGCGTAAGTCATGCCAAGGCGCTTGATGCGCAGGCTCATGGTGCGGCCATGGACCAGTTTGTCGCCATCTTTGAAGGCGTGCGACGCAACGCAGCCCTCGTAGATCCAATTGCCAGCCTGATAAATGCCGCCGTGATGGCCCTTCTCAAGGGCGGCGTAGGAAATCACCAGGCGCAGGCCGGGATTGAGCGCCTTCAACATGGCCAGGGCTTCGCTGATGATCTGGGTCACCGGGGCCTTGTGATTGTCCAACGCGACCCGCGTCAACTCGCAGACCTCGACCTGTTGCAGACCGTAGGGGGAGCCAATACGCGGGGTTGCGCCGCGTGAGAAGACAACGGCGCCGATGAAACGCCCGGCTTCAAAGACGCCGATTTTCACGGTTTTGCCGGTTGGCATGGTCTTGGTGTAGTGCCAGGTTTTGCAGGACCAGAGGGCGTCATGATAGCCAATCCAAGCCAAGGCAAGCGGCTGTTTGGCCGTGTCTGATTTCCCTAGCCGGTCAAGCTGAGGCTGTGACGCGGCCGTCAAAGGCAGCACAATGCGTTCCTCTTCCGGGGGGTTATGTCGGGATGTGATCCAGTTGCGAAACTTGGGCATTTTGCCCTTCCTTTCCATCGCGCTCGCTGTTCTGGCGCTTAGGTGAAGGGCTCTGCGGCCTCAGGGTATTATGTGCCTTACATCTGGGGCACTTGATTGCGAGCGTGCCGCTAAGGGCGCCAGGCTCAATTTTGAATAACAATCTGCGGCATTCACCGCAGCGTTGGTCTTGCAGCTCCAAGTGGAATCACTCCAAAGAGGCCGTGTCCTCGCGAGGGCAGGGGGCGGCCATAAGTTTGAGCTGGTCGGCGGGGGCAAGTGTGAGATCTGGACCCCGTGCAAAAGGATGCGTCAGCGCCCTTTTGCCTCCCGGTTTCATGCGGGAATTTGTAGTGCCCATTTCCAGAACCGGCGGGCGCGCATGGCGCCGTAGGCGGCCCAGGTGCGCAGGGCGGGGGCGTGTTCGCTTAGTGCTGCCTCAAACCACTGGCTGTCAGCAAAGGCCACGCGATAGCCTTCCTCCAACAGGGTGTCGTGGATGACAGCGGATTTCAGGAAATAGGGATCGTCAGGCGAGAACAGCCAATGCAGCCAGGCGGGAACGGAGCTTTCAAACTCGCGGCCTGCCGGGATGGTCAGGAGCCAGCCGCTGTCTTTCTTGCCAATACTCCAAGTCAGATCGCGCGTGGTGACATAGCCCCGTGTGCCGCCCCGGCGATACCATTCGGTGTCCAGATTTACGTTCATGTCTTGGCCTTCTCGTTGTCGCGTTCTGCTTTGAAACTGGTTGTGAGAGTGGCGCCGAGGCGGTGGGTAACGCTGGTGATCAACCATTCGCCTTCCAGTTCGGGCTTGATGCCGGTCAGGTTGACCTTGGCCTCTGCCATCAGATCACCCCAGAAGCCCCCGAGCTGAACACTGACAGATCCGCTGGCGCGGGCGGCGCGGGACAGGGCGGCGTCGGCGGCGCGCTGTGCCTCTGCCTCGTTCGGGTAGCGGTGCCGTAGCTTCAGCTTGGGGTCTTTGTCTCCGGCCTTGCAAGTGCGGATTTCAGCGCTGCCAAGGTCGGTCCATTCCACGATGACGCAGCCATATTTGCCGCGCTCCTTCAATTGCCAATCGCAAGACGCCATCTGCGCGCGGTTCACCTCAAAGACCGGCAGGGCAGAGCCATCAGCGGCCTTGTTTTCTCCGCGTTTGGCCACAACCAGAGCACCGCCCGCCGGTTTGGCGACGGCGTCCAGATCCTTGGCCAGACGGGTCAGGAAGTTGAGGTCGCTTTCGGTGGTCTGCGCCAGATAGGCATAGCGGTGGGCTTTCAGGCTGTCGCTGATCACCGGTTTCAGCCCGTGTTCACCCGCAATCTTGGTCACAATGTCGGCAAGGGAGACGTTGCGCCAGGACCGCGATTTGCGCGCCCGGATACCGCTCAGCATATCGGCGGCCTTGGCACCGATGGTCAGAATATCCGGCGCAATGCTGCCGCTCAGCTCATCCACCACAAAGCGCCCGATCTCCACCAGATCGCCGGTGAAACCAAGCGAGATTTGCAGTGCGGCGCCGGTTTCGGGCAGGGCGATGGCATAGTCGCGGTCGTCCACTGTGATCTCTGCGCGGTCGGATTTGCTGCCCGCCTCATCAATGACGGTCAGGCCGATCAGCCGGTCGGCAAAATTGCCGGTGACATCCTCACCATCGGCGATGATCTGATAGGCGACCTTCATGACGTGCCCCAGAGGCGCAGCGGCTTGCGGACGGTGGCCGGGGCCGGATTGGGCAGGGTGATCAGCAACCCCTTAGGAAGAATAGGACCAAGCCGCGCCAGCCCCGGATTTGCCTCATAAACGGCAACTGTCATGTCCTCGCGGCCATAGTGATCCTTGCAGATCTCGTCGATCATATCGCCTTCACTGGTGCGGTAACTCTGCATCACAGCCCTCCGAGGAATGAGGACAGGACGCCGTTGTCCTGGCCATAGGCTTGCAGGGTTAGCGAGAACTCAATCTTGCGCGGGGCGCCATCGGCCAGGAACACGCTTTTGCGTTCCTCAACATGGGTGATCACCCAGCGGTCCCAGACCCAGCCGAGGCCATCGACCATCATCATTGGTTTGGCCACTTTGGCCTGTAGGCGCATCATTTCCACCTGTCGTAAACCGCCTTTGAAATGGGGATAAATCACCCCTTCAAGCCGCAGCTCCTCAGCGTCTGGTCCGGTGAACTGAAGGGCCGGGGCACGTCCGATCCGATTCACCTTTTCCCAGCGGTACGCGGCGGTGCGGGCAAACTGCTGGTAGGAATCCCCGCCCATACCAAAGCGAAAGCCGCCAAGGGCCATCATGACCATGCTCAACATCAGTAATCCAACCCATCATGCAGGTCGGCGCGGCGCGCGCTTTCCCGTCGGTTCAGCTCTTGCATCACCATCCGCGCAATTGCGGCCTCATCGGTGCCCTGGGGCGGGGCGATGGTGATGTTGATCGTGTCGCCCTGGCGGGTGATCTGCGGTGCGGCGGACTGCGTGGACAGAGCCGGGCGCGGGTCAATCTGGCGCTGGATTTCGCCGGGGCCTGCGACGGCGGCCGCCGGGATCGACAGCGAGGTCGCCGCCATTGCCGCCTTCAGAACCCGCGTGGGCAGGATGCTGCCGGATACGCCAGGGACAAAGATCTCGGCGCTGCGTTCCCCGACCAGATAGGGCATCCCTGCGCGCACCGGCCCGCCCGCGTCTCGCTGCCCACTCAGGGGATGCGCTTTAGGCGAGCGTTCACGCCCGTCGCCGGTCGCTGCCTTGGCGGTGGGGCTATCGCCGCTGGCCCAGGCTTGCAGATCCGTAAGCCATTGGGGCTTGAGATTGGCCAGCTTGTTTGTGATGAAGGTCACTGCTTGGTCCACGATTGAGGCCATGCCGTCCCAGAGCGATTTCATCAACGTGACACCGCTGGCAAAGAGAGAGATTTCGCGGAACTTGGCAATGATCTGCTGCGGGACGCCCAACAGCTCCATGACATAGGCCACCAGCCCGATTGCGCCCTCTATCGCAAGGGTGAAGGGGTTGAACTCTGCCAACAGCTTGAACACCCCTTTGATCAGCCCCTCATCAAAGGCCGCGCGCACCAGTTCTATTTTTTCGGTGACGGTGCCGACGATCTTGTCCCAATTGTCATAGACCACATAGGCAAGTGCGGCGACGGCTGCGATGACCAGGCCAATCGGATTGGCCATGGCCAGAGCGCCGAGGCGGATAAAGGCACCGCTCAGCAGTTTGACCCCGCGCAGCAGCAACAACAGCGGACCTTTGCCAACCCACATCAGCAGTTTTCCCGCCGCGAAGATGGGGGCCATGGGTAGCCACCAGATCAGGCGCAACGCGGCAAAACCCGCGTAGAGGGCTGCGGCTGAGGCAATGACCCGGCCTAAGCTGCCGTCCCATTCAAACAGCGAGGCCACCATTTGACCAAGCGCGGCCCCGGCATCGGTGCCCCAGGACGTCCAGGCATCGCGGCTTGCGTCCAGCGGTCCCAAGAGGTTGGCAAACCACTGCCAAAGATCACGCGCGGCCTGGATGATTGCGTCCAGCATTGGCGCGGCAGGACCAAGGGCGGAGCGGAACCCGTCCCAGAATCCGGTAAAGAATGCGCCAAGGCCGGACCAGTTGTTGTAGATCCACACGCCCGCCATCGCGACACCGGCCAAGAGCGCGCCAATGCCTGTGGCCAGAAACGCCCAACGGATCGCGATCAACGCGCCGCGCACCAGCTTTAGCGGGTTCAACAGCGCCAGCAATCCACGCGCCATAAGTGGCGCCAACATCAGCAAGCCGCTGCCTGCCCGGATGATGTGCAGGAACACCGGCAGGATCGAGAACAGCGACCAGCGCAGGGCAATGGATGCGACCCGCAGGCTGAACAGCGCAAGTGCGGCTTTCATAACGCCGTTGATCAGAGCGGGGTGGGCGGCGGCCCAATCCGTCATCGCAGCCACAATCGGCATCAGCGTGGCCATCAGCTCATTCATCTGCGGTAGAACGGCAGTGCCGACGACAACGGCCAGCCCTTTGGCGAACTCCAGAAGGCGCTGGCGCTGTACAAAGGTGGTGGCCGCCTGTCGGCTATATTCTTCCTCCATCAGCCCTAGGAGGCTTGCGGTGTCGGTGGCCTTAGCGAAGGCGGTTTCCAGCATTTCGACATTGGTGATCAGGGGGGTGATTGCGCCCTTGGCTTCCTCACCAAAGAGAATGCCGACCATCGAATTGCGCTGATGAACCGGGACGCTGTCAAATGACTTGATCACCTTCAGAATGGCGCCGGTTGCATCTTCCTGCATGTCTTTTGCGAGTTGAACCGGATCCAGGCCGAGGGCCTTATAGACAGCCTTCTGGCGTTTGGTGACATTGCTGCCACGGGTCAGCGCGTTGGTGAAGTTCTTCAGCCCGGTTGCGGCCACTTCTGGGGCCGCGCCTGCGGCCAGCAATGTGGCGCTGAGTGCGGCGATTTCATCGGCGGCAAGACCGGCGGATTTGGCAACGGTGCCTTGCCGGTTGATCACGGCCAGAATGTCCGCCTCGCTGGTCGCCATCGTATTGCCGAGCAGGTTGACGGTATCGCCCAGAACCATGGCTTCCGTGTGGGTCAGTTTCAGGTTCTGACGCCAACGCGCCAGCGCCGTTCCGGCCTCATCGGCGGTGATGCCAAAGGCGGCACTCATCTTGGCAGCGTCGGTGGCAAATTCCAGCAACTGGCGACGTTTCTCATCATCGGGCAGGTTTTCTTCTACCACGCCCATCCGACCAGCGGCGGCGATGATATCGGTCATGCCTTCGGCGGTGGCGGCCAACCCGCCAGACGTCACCAACTCGCGGATCTGCGTTTGCAGGATATTCAGCCCATTGGCGTCCTTGAATGACACCACCTTGGACACCTCGGCCAAACGCCGTTCGGCCTGAATGGCGGGTTCGGTCAAGCCGAGCAGAGTCCCGCCCAATGCGGCTAGCCCCAGAACCTCGCCTTGCAGGGCTGAGCGGCGCGCCTTGTTGGCTTCAAGCTGTTGATTGGCCCATTCCACACCACGGCGCCCGGTCTGTTCGGTGACGTGGCCGATCTTGTGCAGTGCGGCAGTTACCGGACGCGCTGGGGCCGACACCTGGTCGACCAGTTTCAAGATCAGGGCAATGTTCAGATCGCCTGTGGCCATGCCACCCACTCCAATATCAGCCTATTGCTGCGCGCCGTTCTGGGCCTCGGACCGCTCGCGCGCTTTTTCCCGCCACATGGCCAGCTCCTCGATGCTCATGCTGTCCATCACATCGGGCGGCCAGTGGAACACGAGGGCGATATCCGCCATCGCGTCCTCTACAAATTCGGGCAGTTTTAGGGGGTCGCCTCCAGTTCCAGAAACTGGCCCTCCAACTGTTCTTTCTTCGCGAAAAAAAGCAGGGTTTTCGTCGCCAGTTCGGTGAAGTCCTCCGGCTCCAGTTCCGAGGACAATTGCACAGGCGACAGCGGCGGCTGGGTGATGCGGGGCAGCAGTTTGAACATGGCGTCCACTTCCATCCGCAGGATATCCACCATCGACAGGCCGCGCAGTTCCCCAGGTGAGGGGCGCCGCAGGGTGATTTCGGTGATCTTTTCGCCGTCGATGGTAACGGGCGAGGACAGGGTGACAGCGTTGAGTTTTTGGGTTTTGCTCATGGGGCAGGCTTTCAAAAAAGTGGGGGAAAGGGCAGGGCGGATGAGCCGCCCTGCGGGGTGTTCAATGGGTCTTAAATGCTGCGTTAAAAGCCCATTGAGGCGCGAAGCGCAGCCAATTGATCAACGCCACCGATGACGCGCTTGCCCGCGCGCACGTCGATCTCGAACAGCTCGTTGCCGTTGTGCAGCAGGCGGAAATAATCGGCCTCAAGCGTGAGCTTCAGTGGAGCGTCAGAACCGGGCTTGAGGTCGGCAAAATTGGTGACAGCGAACAAACCGCCAACGGTGGCGACATAGGTGTCAGAGGAAAAGTCTTCTTCACCCATCGCGCCGGGGCGCAGTGTCAGCCGCTTGCGAGTGCCAAACATCGTAATCAGCTCCGGGGGCCAATCAGCCAGCGTCAGCTCACAGCGCATCGCCTCTGTGCCCATGTCCTGAGCGACGGTGCCGTCCATGCCTGCGCCGCGATGATTGGCAAGCTGGAGTTTCAGTTCCGGCAGCTTGCCCTCGGTGACGCGCCCGCAATAACTGCGCCCGTCCACGAACGCGCCGAAATTGCGGATTGTGCGGGGATATTGGATCATCGTTCAGCCTCCTTATGCTGCCTGTTTCACGCCGGAAACAAGATCGTCGTAATAGGCGCCATTGCGGTGGCCCCGGAAAATCAGGTGTTCCAGTGGGGCGGGCGGCTCCAGGTCGTAGTCCAGATACAGCTTGCCCGCTTTCAGGGTGGCCTCGGTGTTCAGTTCCGGGTCCATCCAGCAGTTGAAACCCAAAAGGGCGCCGCGCTGAACCAGCCCGCGACCAAAGGCCAGAACACCATCGCGGATATCCATGATGAGCTGCGCCGACATAGGACGATCCATGGCCCAATCATGGGCTTCGGCGATGCTCTGGGCGACGATGTCAGCCGTCCGCACAACCGACAGAAACGCCCATTGCGCATCTGCTGAGGTCGTGCGGTTACCCCAGAGACGGAACCCATTGTTGCGGATGATCGTGGCGACTTCGGCCTCGTTCATCCGGTTGGCTTCGGTAGCCGCTGAGTTGATGTGGAACCCAACCGGGCGAGCGGTGCCATTGATGCCGCGCAGGATCTTGTTTGACGGGGAATGCCAATAGCCGTTTTCAACGTCATTCTTGGCGATCAGCCCGGCAACATAGCCGGATGCCGGGCGGGTCACATTGCTGGCGCTGTCGGTGTCAAACGCGGTCACCGCTGGGTCGATGATGAACAGACGGTCGGAACCGTAATTCTGCCGGTCCAACTTCGCATCTTCTTCGGTGGTGTTGGGGCCGTCCTTCAGCACCACGGCGCGGGTCTTTTCCGCCAGGGTAATGAGATTGGACACAACCGGATTGACGCCCTCACCGAGCAGGCCAGAGGTGAAGCCGGGTGCCGCTGTGATCCGGGGGGTCATGTCCAAAATACTGCGGGCATGTTCCAGGGCAAACACCCCGGTTCCGGTGGTCGGATCGCCAACCACATTGGCCTTGGTTGCAGCGGCGTTTTCCCCTTCTGGAGCGGCCACCACGACCACCTCGGTTGCGCCGTTTTGATAGGCCGCCAGATAGGCATCGCGCAGGGTGCCGCCGACGCCCAGTTCACTGGCGTGGCGGGGGCCTTTCAGGTGGACCGGCTTATTGCGGGGAAAGCCGAGGGGCGCATCGGGCGCGGTGCCGACAAGCCCGATAACGGAGCTTTTGGCCGAGCGGATCGGGCGGAGGCCGTCGTCAATGCGAACAACTTCGACCCCGTGAAGAAACATTTCAGGCATTGTGAGCCTCCTTTGGTTTGGTTCGGGAAGAATGGGCCATGTGATCAGCCCTCGGTCGGCCAGGCGGCCAGCATGGCGGCTTTGTGTTCGGCGGTGGCGTAATCCGCTGCGATCAGGCCACTGAGGAAGTGTTCAACAACCGGATTGTCGCGGTGGATGCTTTGGGGCACATCGGTTTCCCATTTCATCCAAAGCAGCTTGATCGCCGGATCTTCCCGCATGGCCAGCTCGCCCGCGTCATCCATACCGGTGATTTGCCGGAACAGGGTCATGGCTTCCAGCTTGGTCAGGGAGCGGTAGACCGGATCGCGGGGCGGCAATGGCTCAACCGTCCAGTTGCCATCCTGCCAGTCCAGCCGCTCGGTGGCCGGCTCATAGGCGGGTTTTGCCGGTTCCAGCTCATATCCCGCAGCCGCCAGATCAGCCTCAGTGTAGGGGGCAGTCCGCCAGCGACCATTGGGCAGGCGCAGCTTTGCCGGTGGCAGGGCCGGGCGCGCACCATTCAGCGAATAGAGGGGCTGTGTCATCAGCTTGCCTTTCAGTAATGGACGTAAAGGTTGGAGTAGTCGCCACCGGTCTTGTGGGAGTACATCACCCCCTGCGGCGCATAGAGCAGCGTGGTGTATGAGGCTGCGCTGTAATAGAGAGTGGTTCCCAGGTCATTGGGGGGCTGCGACCAATCGCCGTCTGGACGATAGAAGGTTCGTCCAACATCGGTGAACACGTTGTTGTTGTGCAGCCGCAGACCAAAACTCGCGCCGACCCCGGCATAAAGGACCTTGGTATCGCCCTCGGTCGCCAGATCCACCCCGGAGAAATCCCACGCCGGAATGGCCCATGTATGCACGTAATGCGGGGCGGAACTACCTGACCCGTCCAAAGTCAGTTTCATGACCAGAGTGCCATCCGGGGAAACATCTGTGTCATAACCCGGCAACATGCCACCGGGGCTGGACCGGGCCGGAACATGCACCAGCGTGGTCACGTCCCAAGGTGTTGTCATTTCATAGACCTGCAACGCCCGGTCCACGATGAACCGTCCATCCAGACTGACCTTGAGCATCCGCGCATCACTGCTAACAGTCACAGCGTAGAAGTCAGCCTTGGTGATGTAGCTGATGGTCGAGTTGGCCGGGTCCGTCAGGTCACGCGGGTTTTGCAGGTCATAACTGAGGACATATTCACCCGAATTGTAGCCGGATTGATCGTAGGAAAACGTAATCACCCGGCAGGCGGTTTCGCTGGTCGGTGCCAGTGCCATCCAAGCGATATTTTTGGTGCTGGGCGATCCCGGCACCTGTCTGAACTTATAGCTGCCGCGATACCGCAGACCTGTGGACAGCACATATTCGGGATCAAAAACGCTACCAGCGCCCCCGGCTTTTCCAGCACTGGCCAGCGACAGCAGGGGGCTGCTCAGCGCCCCGTCATGTCCGACAACGCGTCTCATGCGGGCACCGGACGGTCATGGTAGCTGACCCAGATATCAAGGGCGGCATCGGCACTCGCCACAAAGCGCAGCACGTCACCGGCCAAGAGTGTGCCGGGGCCGACGATACTGGCGCGAGCGTCGCCTTCGGTGATGGTCTGGGCGGGCGTCACCTTGTAGGTCTCGCCGCCCGCGTCGATTTCACAGGTCAGAATAACGCCGGATGCCGCGTCATTGCTGGTCTGGATGGTGGCAATATGGCGGGTGTGATCCGCCGGAACCGGGGGCATGGTGACACCAGCTTGCGTGACATGCGCCAGAAAACGGCTTGGGATGATGCTCATGGGTTCAGGCTCCTGCAATCATGGCGAGGTGTTCGGCGTCGGACAGCGCGTCAGAGCGCGGCACCCATTGGGCGCTGCCGTCTGGGCCGCCTTGCAGCATGGCCCCCGGTGTCGGCGCGCCTTCGGGCAACAGGCGGGGGTCCAGCGCGTTCAGGTCTTGTTTGGTGGCGAGGGTCAGCAGCTCATTGATCTGGGCGGTGACGTTCTGTGCCTGGCCAATCACGGTGATTAGATCAAAGGTCTGTTCGATCACGGTTGGGCCGCCTTCAGCGGGCATAAAATCCGGCGTATCGGCGGCATGGGTGTAGCCATAAAGCTGTTCATCACCGGTCGCCGGATCGCGGGCAAACACGCCCAGCTCGCGGATATAAAACCCCTCGACCAGCCCTTGATTGGTGACAAAGGCGCGGATGCGTGATGTGCCATCGCCCAGAACCTCCATCGACTGAATGCCAAGCGATAGCCGTTCATTGACTAGGGCGTTTAGTGGCTTGATCTCTGCCGGTTCCGCGCCGTCGCCCAGGGCAACGCGGGTGAACTCCAGGGGCTGACCGATCTGGGCCTTGGCTTGCAGGTTGTCGCCTGCGGCGGTGGTGACTGTGCCGGAAAAATTCGCCATCAGATTGACCTCGGTTGAATGGTGGTTTTGGCGGTGATGTGGGCGGCGGTGCCGCGCATGAGCCGGGCAGGTGCGACGGCAATGCTGGGCCGTGCCGGGCGGATCGTGGTGCGCTTGACCTGGTGCAGTGCCGTGCCGACAGTCCGATGTGTCGGCGCGACCTTCAGGCCAAAACGGATACCGACGCGCAGATGCGTTCCGCTGTGCAGGGCGGTGGCCTTGTAGAATGTGGTCACAGCGGATCGGGTGACGCGGATTGCGCTCAGGCGTGACCGCACGGGTTTCACGCTCTCAACAACACGGATCAGCTCCGCATAGCTGGCGGCTTGCAGCCCCTGATTGGGGGCAAGGGAGAGCGCGAAAGCGTGGGGCGCAAGGCGCGCGTCATTGCGGGTTTCAGCAATGCTGATTTGACCGACGATACCCTCCAAAACACGGCGCAGCGCTGTGACAGTGCCCTTGCGACGGTGAACCTCGAGCGCGGCCTTGATCACCCGGCGTTTGGTCGCCTCGTCCCAGGACGGCTCCCAGACATCGACCGAGAACGCCCAGGCCAACCAGCCCAGCAAATCGGCGGGGCAGGTATCGGGGTTCATCAGCGTGGCGACGGGCGACAGATCCGGGCGTGTGCTTTGGATCAGCCGCTCCAAGGACCGCTCCAGCGGTGTGCTGTTTGGTGGCAGGATGGACGGCTGGTCAGACATGGTGACCCCCAACGGTCAGGGACACGTCTTCGGGCGCGCAATAGGCCGCTTGCCAGTCTCCGACCTCGATGTCGGCGGCAGGGCTGATGAGATTCACGCGCTGCACACCTTCGACAAACAGGGCGGCATAGATTGCGCCGCGCGTGATGTCGTGGCCAAGCCGGTGATTGCGGTTGATGTAATCAGCCAGTGAGGCTTGCGCGGTGGTCAAAACCAAGGCGCGATCGGGGCCGTCCTTCAGGGTCAATTCCGCGGTGATCTCATAGGATAGAATACCGGCGCTGCGCGGGCGCGGGTTGTCGGTGACGGGGCGGACGTCTTCGGCATTCACAGAGGTTTCAACGGCACTTAAAACCTCGTTTGAAGCGCTGCCGTCGCCGGTTTGGCTCAATACCGTAATGGCCACGTCACCCGGCATCGGGTCCACCAGACCGGCATCATCCAGAACGCCCAGCACCAGGGCACCGGCAGGCAACTGCGCGGCCAGTTCGGGCGCAATTTGCAGGCGCGTAAAGGCGGGCGCCGCCACGTCCACGTCTTTGATGCCGCCCGCTGCTGACAGCGCCCAGTAGATGTAGGAGCCGCGCGGCCCGGCGGTGCTGCGACCTTCCATAGATAGCTGGATGCGGTGGCGGAATGCGTCGTCGCTTTCCTTCAGCTCAGGGATCGGCGGAATGGGGCTGTCGTCGGCCTCTTGAATGGTCAGACGTTCAACGCCCCAAAACACACCGAGGTGATCCAGTGTTGCGCCAGTTGCAAGCGCCAGCAGCAGGCCGCGCGCATCGTCGTTAAACTCCAAACGATCCAGCAGGCGGTAATAGGCAAAGACGCGGATCAGTTTGGTGACCGGCTCGCTTTCAAGCTGAAGGAACGGCGCCAGCTCCGGCTCCAGCCGAACCGCCTCTGCCTTCATATCGGCGAACAGTACGTCAAAGCCGACCGAGCGCAGGATTTCCGGCGCGGGAAGCTTGCTGTGGTCGATGGCAGTAAAGCCGCTCATTGGCTGGCCTCCGGTGACAGATCCACGGGCAGGGGCAACAGGTTGCCGTCGGGGTCGCTCAGTTCCAGAACCGCATAGCCGGGGCGCGCCTCAGTGACCTGTACCCGCGCAAGTGTGATGCGCGGCTCCCAGAGAGCCAGCGCCTCGGCGGTGGCCTGGTAGACGTCAATGAGGGTGTCCCCATTCAAGGGCTGGTCGATGATGAAGGGCAGGTCCGAGCCGTAGTCCCGCAGCATCACCGTTGACCCTTTTGGGGTGGTCAGGATGTCGTGGATCGACTGGGCAAGATGCCCGTCACCCTGCAACGCCCGCCCGCTATGTCGGTTCATACCGGTCACGACTTGGCGTGCTCCGGCTTGGCTGCGCCTGATTTGGCAGCGGGTTTCGGGGCCTCATCCGCCAAGACAACATTCTCGTATTGCGCCTGGGCCGGGGTCAGTTGCAAAGGCGCGCCTTTGGGGCGCCATTCGCCAGCCGTCCAGCCTGCGGCGGTGGTTACATAATCCAGTTTCGATGGCATCTTAGCCTCCTACAATCACGGTTCCGGCGCCGGTCGCGATGGATGAGCCGCAGCCCACCGCATCGCCAACACGGGCCAGAGGTTTGCCGTTCACAAAAACGGTGGATGAGCCTGTTGCTTGGCTTGCGCCGTGGCAAAGGGGTTCGGGGTTGCAGTGGGTTGCCCAGCTATCGCCCTGGCGCAGGGCGGCGAGGCCCTCGATGTCCACATTCGGGCTGCCGCCGGTGGCGGGCCGGGGTGGAAAATCGGCATGGCCGGTGCAGGTGTCGGTTTTGCGGGCTGCTTTTGGCATTAGTTGATCCTCACTTTGGCGCCTTGCAGGAACAGCTCACCAATCGCTTTGATGGTGATATTGCCACCAGCAGCTTCGATGTATGAGCCGCCCTCAAAGCTGAGACGGAATGTGTCTGGCGCCCCGTGGGGCGGGTTCTTTCCAGTGGGCAGGGCGCCCAAAATGACAGCCTGGGCCAGATCGCCGAATGGGGCGGCCAGCATCACCCATTCGCCGGTCTGCAAGGGCCACCACGAATGGTTGCTCGCGGCGCGCTGTGCCATCCAGGGGATCAGGTCGGTCTCAATGTCACCGCATTGGACGCGCGCCCGGCCTGAGGCCGCATCAACCGCAATGACCTTTCCGGTCATCAGCAAGTTTTCAATGCGGCGGTCTGCTTCTGCGAGGTGTTCACTCATCGTCAGAGCCTCCAACGTGTTCGTAGTCATCGACATGATCCGCGCCGACTTTGGGCGCGATGCCGACATGCAGCTCCACGCCCAGAGAGCGGGGCACGGGCTGAAAAAAGCTGATGGGTTGAAGCCAGGTGACCGCCCAAAGGGAAACGGCTTTTGATTTCACCTTGGTCGATATCAACGTGTGCATTGCCGTGGTTCGGGCGGGGCCGATGCCGTCCAGGCCCCAAGTCTGTTCGGGGATGGCGGCCAGCAGCGTCTGGCAGATCCGGGCGGCAAGGATATCGCGACTGGTGCCGAGGCCATCACGGGTGACCACATATGCCGCCATCAACAGCAGAAAGGTTGCCGGTGCCCCTGCATAGGTTTGGTCCTGCTTTGCGCCCAGACACGAAACCTTGACCGCAGGCGCGGGAATGCCTTCGCGTGTTAGGTCCTCAAGGGTGTATTTGCCCTCATGCGGCGTACACTCGCGAAGATCCGGCAACAGGGCGTTGAACCGGGCGCAGACCTGGGTGGGCAGATCAGCCATAACACTGTTCGGATCGCTCATTGCAACAGATCCTCCAGCGTCACCGTGACGAGGTCGTGCAAGTCCAGCTCATCCTCATCAGAGACGCCAAGGTAGGGCCGGGCCGGAATGCCGCTGTCGATTTCATCACCGCCAATCTGGTGGTGGGCGGCATAGACAAGATTGGAGCCGACCTGGACCTCGCTCTCGCTGGCATAGCTGGCGATGCTGTCCCGCAGATCGCCCTCATCGACCAGCAGCGAATGCACGTCATGGTCGCGGGTTTCGTCATAGCTTTCTGACCAGGGTGCCCAACGGTCGCCGTCGGGGGCGACGGCAGTGTCAAACCGGCGCCGGGTAGAGCTTTCCAGAACCGCCCCGGCATCATCTGCCAGTTCGGCCAGGCGAAAGCCCTCAAGGCGACGGACCTTGGCAATGGCCTCGGTGAGACCCGTGGATGTGAGAGTTGCAGCAACACCGGCCATGGATCAAAGCCCCCGCATTTTATCACGGGTGAACTCGCGTTCCGGGCCGACCGAGACCACCGGGCGGGGGCGGGCGGGGGCAACAGGATCGTCTCCGTCGCCGGATTGCGGCGTGCCTGTGTTTAATGTGGCGGTGCCGCGCGCAATGTCCTTCAGGTGTTTTTGGGCGTCCTCGTAGCGGGTCCGGTGTTCGTCCGACAGCACGTCGCTGGACAGCGCGAGCCGGTAAAGAGCGATATCCACGCTGAACTGAACCAACAGGCCGGGCACGGTCTCCAGTGGCAAGCTGAACCGGACGCCCAGATAGCTGTCGATCTCATCACCCGCCGTTTGCAAGGCGCGGGCAATGGCGGCCTCATCGGGTACGCCGTCACCGTCGCGATCCGCCACATAGAGCGCGTCCTGCGAATAGAGCGTCACGATATCTGTCTGAGTGGCGTAGGCCATCAGGTCACCTTTGGTTACTGGTCTTGGATAAGTCGTCGGGGCTAGAGGCTCCTCGATGCAGCACCCCGTGGCCGCGTCGGATCATCGCCCCCCGGTTTAAGCCGGTGCAGTGGCGGCTGGGGTTTCAAACCCGCCACTGGTCAGTGCGTCCCAGGCCGCGTTGCGCTCGGCGGTGGTGATCTTGCCTAGGTCATCGCCCAGAAGGTCGAACAAGGCGTCGATTTTCGGCTTGCCGTCCTTCTGGAAATCCTCGGAGCTGAGGCTTTTGATGGCCTCGCGGATCTGGGCGTCACGCACTGCCGCGTCCGAGGCGGGGTCGGTCTCGGCCAGTGCGACCCGCAGGTTTGGCTCTGCCTTCAGGCGGCGCCATTGATCGGCGTCGAAATCCTCGGCGTTGACCGGGATGCCCGCGTTGGGAAAGAACGTGCCGCAGCGGCAAAACCCCTCTTTGGGTACGCCTGAAATTGTATAGCTCTTGGATGTCATAGCGCGGCCCTCCTTTAAGGCAGCCAGGGGTTCACCAGAACCTTGACCTCGTTGTAGTTGGGGTTGGATGCGCCGCCGTCGCCGAGCATCATCTTGACGACCTTGTTGGCCTTGGAGCGGTTGGACCGGCCCACCATGATGTGCGAGGGCATCAGGCCCAATTCGCGCCCGCCGTCGCCGGTCACGCCCATCATGGCCTCAAAGGCGGCATCAAAATTGTCGCCGTTCAGTTCGGCCTTGGACATATGGGCCATTTGCCAGAAGCCATAGCCAGCCGCCCAATATGCGTCGGCGCCATAGAGGTACTGGTTGCGCATGAACACATGGTCGCTGGTCTTGGGGTCTTCCTTGCCAATGAGGCCGACCTTTTCGCGCTCCTGGAAAATGAACGGGCGCAGGACCGAATTCAGATCCAGCATATACCAGGGCGACCCGGCGCCATCGGTCATATTGGAAACGGTTGTCACCGCGCCAGTGCCGTCATGCCCGGCATAGACAGGGTGGTCAGTGTCAAAGAAGTACTGGCCGTCATAGCAGGTCTGGCTTGCTCCGTTGATGATCAGATCGCGGACCATCTGGTCGGGCTTGCGGGCGGCGGCTTCACCAAGGCGGCGGAAACGAGGACCGTAGGTGCCGAGCTTGTCGTTTTTGATGTCCTTGGCTTTGACGCCGATGGTTGTCTCAAATTCCTGGTTGATGATCTGATAGCCGTGCGACTTGATATCTTTGACCACCCGGTCGCCGATCCATTCCCGCATTTCCGGCGCATCGCCCAACCAGTCGTAGGTCTCGCGATCATCATTGGAATTCACGATGGTGCAGACGTCCTTGTAAAAGGACTGGTTTGCCATCGCCTCATAGCCATCATTGAAGTTCTTTTTGGCGCCTGTCCAAAGTGCCGATAGCACCGCTGGTGTAATTGCAGCCATGATCAGCTCTCCTCGGTTTCAGCTTGCGCCGCGTGGAATTCTTCAGGGGTGAGGCCCATCTGGCGGCAGATCGCCAATTCGTCGGGCGACAGCGCCTTGTTTTGTGCGGTCGGAGTTTTGTCGCGCAGCTCGCTGTCTGCGGCGATGACGGGGCTGGCCTCGACCAGTTGCCGGAATTTCTCCAGCCCGCCCTCGGAGCGGCAGGCCGCCACATGGTAGTCGCGGCTGCTTGGCGCAATTTTACCCGCTTCAATGGCAGCGCCGACGGCGGTGTTGATCGCCTCGTCCTGGCGTTCTTTCTCAGCGGTTTCAAAGGTGCTGATCTTGTTCATCGCCAGATCGTAATCGGCGCGCGGGATGAATTTGCCGCTGTCAGGGTTTTCGGCCCGATTGCGGGCGGTCGCCTCATCCGTTTTCATTTTGTTGATCGCCGTCACCACATCCAGATCGGACGCGTTTTCCGGCAGGCCGAGGGCCTCAAGGATCGCCTTGTTCATCGGCAGTACCTCATCAGCGCCACCCTGACGGTCTTCGGTGTTCAGGGCGGCTAGTTCCAGGTTGGGTTGGTTGGTCAGGCCCGCTGAAATCATCTTGCTGATTTCCTTGGCCGCCTTGGTGAAGGTGAAAACGGGGCTCACATAGCGGTATCCTTTCGACGCGATGGAATTGCGGCCTGCGTCATTCCATTCAACGCGCCCCCAGATCGCCCCGTTGCGCGCTTCCAGTTCTTTGATCCAGCCGACCGCAGGGGCGGCATCGCCCTTTGCGCCCTTCACTTGGGTGGCATGTTCAAAATCAACGGGGAGGTCGGCACGGTTGCGCGCAAATTCAGCGACAACCGCGTCGGGATTGGTCAGCCGCCATTGGCGCCCGTCACGGCCCGTCAGGTGCGGGCCGGTCGGCGTGAGCTGGATCCAATCGGGAACGCTATCGCCTTCAGCGTTCAGCGCTAGCGCAATGGTGGTTATGGAGTTGGCCTGTGTCATGAGGCCACAATGCCCCGCCGTGCCGCACTACTCAGCCCTGGCAGGTGTCGGGGGCAAGATCGAGGGTCAGAAAGAGGTTGCCGAATGAGGGGGCTTAGACGGGCGTAACGGCTGATCTCGCATGATGCCGCCCGAAAACCCGTTCTACCCCTTTCTACCCCCTTTAACCCCCCTTTAAAAACGATCCTCGCAGCATGAGGTCGGGGCGATCAGCGGCTCGCGGGTGCTATTCGGGCCGGTATTGAAAAATTCATCCCTGATTGCTATCTTTGAAGTGCGCGTGAGCCTAGGGAAGCCGGTCTTGAGCCGCGAGGGAATTTCCGCCCCTCCACGCGCATCACTCCCTCACTATGGTTACGTTTTTTCCGCGCAGCAGCTTTGCCCATTTGGCGGGTGTGCTGCGATGGAATGTACTTAGGAAGATCTCATCCCCGGCCACAGTGCGCTTCAGAACAAGCCGCCAGCGCTTCGCGCCTTGTCCTTCAAAGATCAGGCTTTCGGTTCCGGTGCCTGATACCTCATGAGCCACGGCGCCGGTTTCCAGCAGTTCCGCAACGCGTCCGAATTGGTCGGCGGTGGCCTCACCATGTTTGCGCCGGGTTTTTTCGGCTGTGTAGTCGGAGAACTGCACCACGCGGGTTTTTGCGCCGATCCGGTCTGCCAGCTCCTGCGGCAGCATAGCGACGGGGGCCGAGCCGGTGGCTGAACCGTCATGGATGCGCCGCACACGCCAGCTCGTCGCCATATCGCGGGCGGCAGCATGGGCGATGGCCGGATCGGCGGCGTTCAGTTTGTCTTGCAGGAACTCGGCCATGCGGCGTTGGCGGTAGAGGCCGGGATTGCTTTCCCATCCGGGGTCGATGCCAACCGGGATTTTCTTCAGCTCGCCGGTACGCGGATTGAACACCTCGCGGCTGGGGGTGTCGGGGTTTTCACTGATGCCGATTTCTTCAGCTTCGCGGCGGGTGATCTGACGGACATGGCATTTGCAACCAAAACCGTTGGGCGGATACCAAACCTGCCATGCTGGATCATCGACCGGCAGCACCATGCCGCTCCGGGCCGCGTGGCTGGGCCGGTGGCGGACGCTCGGGCCGAGCAGATAGACCAGATAGGGCAGGGCGCGCTTGCTGCGCTGGATCCGTTGCCATTGGCCCGCCGCGCGGGCCGAACGCATATTCGCGCGATAGATGGTCTTTAGACGGCGAGGCGATCCAAGGCGCACTTTCTTCACATCACCGGTAAGCGGATCCACTTGTTCCTTGACGCCCCACCAGCCCATGCGCCGCAGGCGTCGGGTCAAAGTCTTCTGGAACTCCTCAAAGGGAATGCCCTTGTCCAGGGCCGTTTGCAGTTCGTCGCGGATGGTTTGCAGAACATCGACCTGCATGGCCTTGGCCACGGTGAATGCGACGGCGTGTTCTTCAGGCTCAACATCGCGAAAACTGAAGCTGGGGCGCATGGCCTTATTGCGGAAAAAATCCGCCACCTCAGGTGGCGCGCCGGGATTGAAGCTGTAGCCGGGCCGGTCGCGAAACTCAGCCATCGCTGATGTCTCCCAGGGCGCGGGATTTTACCGCGGACTTAACCAGACTGTCCAAGAGCGGGCGGGTGTCCATTTTGGGGAACGCATCTGCCAGTGTCGCAAGCGCATCCTCATAGGAGGTGGCGGTCTCCAGAAGTTCCAGAACCGGAGCAACAACTGGCCCCATAATCGCCTCCCAGTCATCTGCTAACTCGGCCTCCAGATCGTCCAGCGGCGCATAAGGATTGCTTGCGCCTGTTGAGGTTTCGGACCGGTTAGCGGCGGTTTCGGTGGGCGGCGCTGGCGGCTTTGCATCTGCGGCGTTGGATTTCGCCCGTGATGGCGTTAGGATCTCGTCGCCCGCATCGGGTTCAGAATAGCCAAGCTTACCCCGCACCTCGGACTGGCGCACCCGTACACCCCGATCCACCATCTCAGCGGTGTGACGCAGGATCATGTCCACGTCTTCGATCTCGTCAATCGTGATCACCAGGCGTGGATATCGCTTCTGGATCCCAAAGTGCAGATCTACATAGGGCTTCACCAGATCCCGGTTCAGAGTGGTGGTGACAGATTTGGCATCGGCCTTGGCAACGTCGTGGCGGACGTCATTATGCACCTCGGCCTGGGCCATGGATGAGCCATTGTCTGAGGTCATGGTCTGGCCGAGCACGGCCTTTGATGTCTGTTCATCGACCCAGCGGGCAAGGCTTTCAAACACCTCGGCACTGGCGCTACCGCTCATGGCCTGCACAAATTCAATTTTCATGGCCTCTGGGATCACTGCCGCCGCGTCGGTGCCGATATTGGCAACGGCCTGAAACAGCACTTCGACGTCGTCGGGCGTGGCACTTGGCCCATATTTCCCAACACGCAAAGGCAGGCCGTAGGTTTCTGCAAAGGCCATCCAGTCTTTCACCGTATAGGCTTTGCACATCCAGCCAAAGGACACGAGCCGGGCCAGACCGCCCCGGATCGGCAGACCGGACTTTAGTTTGGCTTGGTGGGAAATCCACTTGAACGGCTCCAGCTCGACCCCGTCGATCATATCCCGCTCGTCCAACATTCGGATCTTACGACCTGTTTCGCGGTCTACAGTGAAGAACCTCGGGTCGTGATGTAAGAACTCTTTGACCCACCATTCTGTCTTGCTTCGGTCCCAGATGATTTCCGTTTGAGAGAACCCCTTTCCGAGGGCGTCCAGCATATCCTCAATCAGGTCGGAAAACCCGTCATGCTCTGCAATGTTTTCGCGGACGGCATCGGCGATTTTTTCGTCCTGAGCGTCACCGGATGCCGGAGTGACAACGGGGTCAACGCCCGAAATCGCACGTTTGCGGATGCCCAGGACAGAACCATAGTGCTGGTCGCGTTCTTCCATTTCCTCAGCCAGGACAAGATAGTCCTGAATATTGCCCTCATTGGCCGCCAGTAGAATCCGCGACAGGCGCTGCGGTGTCAGACCGAGTGCGACAGAGGGGGCCCATGCGTTGCGGATAGAGGTGATCCCCGGTTCGGGCACCCGCTGCGTCAGGCTCTGGAGTTTGATCGGGCGCCCATAGGCATCAAGCAAGCGGGGTGTCATCACCAAATTCCTTTTCTGGCATTAAAACCTGCGGTCAGGTTGATCAGCCGTTTTGTATGTTTGTCGCCGCCGGGTGCGACGGGGCGATAGACCAGTGGCTGGTATTCGGTTTCTGCGGCTTCGCAGGCCAGGGCTGCCGCCCAGAAGCGGTCGGCGTGGCCGTCGGTGTCGGTGTCCGCGACGAGGCGCCGGATGCCCGTGGGGCCGGTCACGGATTTGATGGCATGAAGATCCGCGCGCAGCTTGGGGTCGCCTTCGGGGATCAACATTGAGCGATCCTGAAAGCGGTCTTTCATGCCAGTGGCCAGATCCAGCTTGGCCGGTGCGCTGAACAACACGCCGAGAACACGGTCCTCGCCGTGATTGCGCTTGGCATCTTCCACGGGCTTTTCGCCCATTCCGGTCTGATCCATGCAGCAGCGCGCCACGCGGTAGCGGCGGAACACATCGGCTAGAAGCTGGTCCTGCCGCGCAAAGCTGATACGGCGCTCGGCGATGACTTCGCGGGTGATCAACTGGCCTTCGACCAGTTCCATCACCCAGATCACAAAGAGGTCGTTCCGTGCCGCGATATCAACGCCGACGTAGCAAAGCCCGCCACGATAGAGCGCAGGGTGACCGGCGCGCACATCTTCGCAGGATGAAATCAGATCGTAGTCCAGCCAGGCCGAGGCCGCGTCCAGCCATTTCAGCTCAAATTCCTGTGCCCAGGCGTCTTCGTCGGACATACCGGCGCGCAATTCGTCGATATCAACGTCAAGCCCCTGTTTGACCGCCTCATAGATATCGACGTGGTGTTTGGAAAACCCGTTGTCGAGCGTAGTCATCAGCTCATGGAACTTATTGCCCTTGCCATTGGGGGTGCTGATCACCCGGATCTTATGGCCACCGCGCGCGGCAACCGGAAAGGCCGACCCCCAGATCCGGCGGCTGTCGGCATGGAAGGCAAATTCGTCAAATAGCATATTGCCGCCAAAGCCACGGGCGGCGTCAGGTGAGGCGGAAATCGCCGTGACGCGTGAACCACCCGGATAGCGGACTTCCTGCGCCTTGTAGGTTGCCGCCTCAACATCAACCAGATGGACAGCGCCATTCTGGACGACCTCGCGTTTGTGGGCCGGGACGTGGAAATCTTCCTCGGAAAACTCTGGCCGACCCTTGCGGGCCAATGTCGTAAGCGCCGCATAATAGCCCTCAGTCATGGGTTTTACGGCGTCTTCAATAGCCTCTTTGGCGGTTGCCTCTGACCGTGACAGGATCGTCCAACGCGTTTTGCGCCCTTCAATCTCGGCATCAACGCAGTCGCCCACGATTTCGCCACCCGAGCCGAACGTCTTGCCGCCCCGCCTGGTAAACATGCCAATTTTGAAACGGGATGTGTCGGCGATCCAGGCCTTCTGGTAGGGCAGGAAGTCAATGACCGGCCCAACGCTAACCGCCATTTTTGGCCTCGGGCGCCTCACGCATTGCAATCAGGTAGGGCTGTTCCTTGTACCACGCGATTGTGCAGCGCATTCCAAGGTGGACGAACCTCTGGCGCCGCCCGAAGAACAGCGCAGCTATAGAGGGCCACATTGGCCCCTTGCGCCAGTTGTAGTCACCGACCAGGACAACAGTTCCAATTGCCATATCGCTCATCAGACAAACCCCATGATTTCGCGGGCCTTCTGTGCGGCCTCTTTTTCCACGTCTCCGGCTTCCACCGCCTCATCCAGTTTGCGCGCCATTGCGTCGCGTTCGGCCTTGGCGATTTCATCACGCAGCGAGGTGCTGCGGATCAGGTTGTTCAGGGCGGTGGTCAGATCCTTCAGCCCGCGTGGATCGGGAAGCTGATCGGGATTGGCCATCGCCATCTGCAACCGCCATTGAATCGTGGTGAGCTGCTGGAACAGGGCCGAGGTGACATCGACCTCATCTTGCAGGCTGGCTTCTTCAAGAAAGGCCCGGATTTCGTCCTGGGCCTGTTCCTGCATCTTGGCGTAGTCGCGAAACTCTTGCCCATAGGCGTGAACGGCAGACTTGCCGATCCGCATTTCCAGCCCGGCGTCTTCAAGGCGAAAATTCAACGCCTCGGTGACATCCTCATAATCAGAGAAACCACGCGCCTTCAGCTCATCTTGCAGCCAGTGGCGCATCTCACTTGGCAGTAGGTCGATCTTGCGGGGTGGGGGCATGACTACGGCCCAGGCCGGGGGCGCTGGACGCCTGAATGGCGCGCTTTGCCTTCGGCCACCTCAACACCGCGACTGGTCGCAGTGGCAATGCGGAATAGCCCGTTATCAGTGACACTGGCCAAGCCCTGTTCGCTCAGCCAGTCCAGCTCGCCCATGACCTGATCACGGGTGGTAGCTACGCCGTAGCTATTGCATACGTCTACGAGGATGGATGCGTTGGACGTATATTCCGGGCTGTCTGACAGGAATTTTAGGATTGTCAGGCGACGGTGTTTGGACAGGGTGTCTTGGTATGCGCTCATGGTCTCTTAGGTCCCGATTAGATGGTCTTCGTGACGGCTGACGATGGTTTCAAGGCGGGCCATAATCTTGGCGTTGCCGTCCATCACAGCGCGGATTTCAGCCAGCGATCCTGTCTGTTTGACCAGCTCCAATTGCAGGGCGTGAATGTCGCCGGTGCCGGGGAGGATCTGCACCGTTTGCTCTAGTGCCCCGATACGGTTTTCGTGGCGGTCCATCCGCTTGGACCCTTCCTTGAACCGTTCGTCGGTGTCTTTCTGACGGGTGGCAAAGAACGTGTAGATGATGGCGCAGACCGAAATTCCGAGATTGGTCAGCTTTAGAATGGTCTCAAGATCCAGGGTCACCGTTTCTGCCCCGCTTCCCACCAGTCCATCACGGCTTGATTGTCCTCTTTCGGCTGCGCCTTGGCGATGTCATCGCCCGCCACGCCGCCCTCAGCGGCGCCGGGTGTGTCATGCCGTAGAGCGTCGATTGCGCTGATGTTTTCCAGAACCTGCGGCAACAGCGCGGTGCCCTGGCTCAACGATTGGCGGAACTGCTGCGACTTCACCTGAAACCGCCCGCCGAAATAGAAGGCGACGATTGTTCCTGCCAGCCACCAGAGCGGATCCGGCACCAGGGCAAGCCCTTGCATCCGGGCAGCAAACCAAAGCGGGTCGAACATGGCCGAGGCAAAGAGGGCGAAGGTGGCAATCACCATCAGCGGACGTGGCAGGCGGTTCATGCCATCCATAAAGCGATCAAAACGGCCAAGGGCGGGTCGGCTGAACTCGGCGCCATGTTGAGCCAGCGCGGACTGCACGTAAGCGGCGTCGCGCTGTGCGCTCGCCTCAGCATGTGGGCGAAATACGCCTGCTGTTTCGGCGATCACATTGCGACCACCGCCAAAGAGCCATTTCAAAAACTGCATATCTTGCCTCCTAAGTCGCAGCCAAACCGATGCGTAAACTGCGCAACCTTCCAATCGCCCGGCGCGCTCATCCCCATGCCGCTGTCCGTTGCCGGAAAGCGGCGTTGTTCAGGTGGTAGCGGGGTGAAATGAATTCCTCGGCGCGCTTGATCCAGCCGCCTTTGCCGCCCGCGCGGGTCCGGGCAAACTTGCGGGATGCAGGCCGACGGTCAGCGAGGCGCAGGTAGTAGTCCCGGCGGGCAATACCGTAGGCATCGACCAGATAGTGCCCGGCCTTTTCATAGGCCCGGCGGGTTGCTGCGGCGGTCTTTGGGCCAAGTGCGCCATCGACTGCGACCGGTTCCTGAAAACCCGCCAGCAGGCGCTGGAGGATCTTTATGGCATTGGCACCGGCATTGACCTGCATGTCAAAAACACTGGCTTGCAGCGCCTGCGGCAACAGGTCAATCCGGGGTCTTGTGAAATAATGCCGGATGAAAATTTCAACGGCCTGCGCGCGGCTCAAAGCGCGCACATCCAACACGTCAACATCGCCGTCGCGGTCTAGGTCCAATCCCAGGCGGCGCATCGTATGGATGGTGACGCCGTAATTGGTCGCGCCGCCGGGGTCGGCAGGATCATTTACAAACCCGCCTTCGCGCGCGACGATTTCCTCTGCAATAGTTTGGACTGATGGCATGGCCGGTGGCTCCGTCTGTGTAAGACAAAACTACCTGTGCCATTGGGTGATTGCCGTCCCGCCGGGTGTCGGGGGCAATGCAATACTAGATGAAAAAGTCGCCTTGATCGTCGTTGCGTCTGCGCAGACTGGCCGCCACACGCTCGACTGTTCGCAGGGTCACGTCAACCTCGGCGGCGATCACCGAGTGACTTTTGCCTTGGTCCAGAAACATGGCAATTCGCTGGCGGCGCCCGGCTTGACCGCCAAAGTTTCCGGCGGGGACAACCAGTTTGCCGCCACCGAGTAGTTTGTAAAGGCGGAGGGCATCCTCTGCGCCCACCAGTTCCGCAAGGCTGGAGCCTGCCTTATCCGAGATATAGACCTCACGCCCGCCCTTTGCCTCTGCCAGGCGCACGGCCAGATCAAGGCTGATTTCCTCGGCGATGTAGGACAGCACACCGGGCAGATATGGGCGGAAATTGCGGCTCATCTCTGATGGTCTGACCAATCAAAGTCGATGTCCTGGCGGTGGCCCCAAGACTTCAACGCCTGAATGACCTGGTCGATCTGATCATGATCGCGGAGCATATCAACGTCAGCGGGCACCGACTGCCAAGCGGAACCAAACCGCTTGCGGATGAATGTGTTCAACCCCTTGCGGCTAGGGTCACGCAACGCGTCGGCCTCACCGAGCTTGCGCCAAAGGACATGGACCAAACGCAGGTCAGCACGGGGGGCTTTCTTGTGGCGGTGGTTCCCGGCTGTCGCGGCCTTGAAACCATCGTTTTTAAGGCGCTTTAATACGCTTTTTAACTCGGCCTCGGTCATGTCTTTCATCGACGTTTTGCCCGTGACAGCCAGTTGCAGGCCGCGCCGTGCATCGCTGTCCATGCCTAGCTGACGGCAGCCGATGTGGATCTTCTGTTGCAGGGCGCGGCTCATCACACAGCCTCGGCTATCGGAGCGGCAACGGGATGCAGGGCTGCATCGTCCTGCATCCGCTTGTCAGCTTGGTTCATTTCCACACGGGCCATCGCATCGAATGCCTCAGGCGGGATCTTGGCAATCTCCGCCTCACGCCGCAGAACGACCAAGCTATTGCCCAGGACCAGATTGGCGCGCCGCATTTTGGTGGCATAGCTGCTGAATGCACTGTGCAGCGCGGTTTGGATTTCGGATTGGGTCATTGCCATCGGATGCGCTCCTATGCCTTGGCCAAGTCAATCGTGATATGTTGCCAGGGCGCATCGACACTGGGCCGCTGATAGCAACGCGTATAGCTGGCGGTGCCGACAACGCGCATGGCGTCTTTGATGGCCGTCATTGCCCGCTTCCAGCGCTCATCGGTGATGTCGAGCCGCAAGAGCATCATCACCTCACCGCGATTGATCTGGCCGGGCTTTTCGGTGTTGAACGCACGGGTGACGATGGCGCGCAGCTCTGCCGGGGCATCTGCTGACCATTCGTTCAGGCATTCGTCCAATAGTTGTTTGGCCACCTGCAATTCCGGGCCAAAGTCGATCTTATCGGCGACGGACACGGTGATTTTGAACAGACCGTCAAAAGAGGACAGGGTCATATTACCCTTAGCACCGCCAAGCTGCGCGCCGTATTCCTGAGCCAGCAGGGCCTGCAAATCGGCAACATCGCGGCCAGTATGCGCTTTGAAGCGGGCAACTTGGCTACGCAGCGGCAGGGCATAGCTGATGATCTTGCGGACGGTTTCGTCTTGGAGTTTGTCGCGGGCGTTGACCGTTTCCAGTGGCACCAATTTGCCCTTTGCGTCGGTCATGTATTTGTTGCCATTGGCCTCGACGATGCCGTCGGGAATGTCTGCTCGTTCGAGGGAGGAGGTCTGGGCTTGGGTCATTGCAATTGCTCTCTTTGTGGTGGCTTGGATTCAAGTCGGGCTATGCGCCCTCTGGGTCCAGCACGTCAGCCAGGCTGCGCAGCACGATACCTGCGTGAACCGGATCCTTGATCATGATGGCGTCCGCGAGCACGTCGGCGGTGCCGATGGGAACGTGCGCGCCGGATACGAGGTCATTCACTGCTGCGCGCACCTTCTCAGGTTTCGGGCGGCAAAAAGGGTGCGGAGTGATCATGTTTCACCTTCTGATTTTGTGAATTTCGGGCAGGCGCGACAGGCGCGGGTCATGCGGACACGAAATGGGTTGGAATGGGACCAGGTCTCAGCGCGGCGGCGATGGTCGAGGCAAGCTGCACTCGCAATTTCCACCTGTAAGGCCGGGCATTGCACCGGTGCGTTCATGAAGACATCACGCACCGTAGATTCAATGCGGACCATATTTCCGGCATAGCGGTTGCGGATTGCTTGGCTGACGACGGTGGCACTCACGCCGAGCTGCTTTGCGACCACGTTTTGCGAAGTGCGGTCGCATTCGGCGATCAGGACGGCGACCCACTCGGGTAGGGCCTCGCCCCAACCATCTTGGGCAAGGATCAGGCGGTCGCTCATCACAGACGCCCTCCGGGTGCGTAGACGATCTTTTCGTCGTTACTGTCCACGACCACCGTCATGCTCCGTTTTACAGGGGGTAGGGGACCGCTATCTTTGATGAGCCGCAGGGGCGTTTCCTCGCCCAGACCGCGGTTGTTGGCGGCGGCGCGCAGGTATCCAGCCAGCCGCAGGGTGCGGCAATAGGCCAGAATGCCTTTCTTCGATACATCAGGCCGGGCCGGTACAAGGGCCGCATATAGGTCGATGGGGCGAAAGCGCTTTTGCCGACGAATAGCCGTCCACATGATGCCTTCCAGGCTGTCGCGCTTGCTCTTGGAGCTGTCACGAACCTCACTTGGCAGCTTGGTTGTATAGTAGGTTTCACCGTTGCCGCGCCCGAACACCCGGACGGCTTGAGCTTGCTTAAGGCGCTGGAAGAACCGCGTTCTGATAGTCTCCGATGCACAGACGTTTTTCAGGTCCGTGACGGTGAAATACGCAAGGTCATTGATATACTTCCAGATCTGCTTTTCTTCTGGCGAACGCGGCTCGGCACTTGGTAGCTCCAAGTTGCGCGCGTCGTTTTCATTCATGGACGCGATCAACGATGCAAGGCGGGCTTTGGACCGTTCTGTATCCCGTTCATGCTGGTCGCCATTGGCTTCAAACCGCCGGGCTTCCTCGGGATCAAAGATAGTATAACAGGTGGCGTACCCATCCTTGCCGCATTCGCGCACCACACCTTGGCGCTGGAGCGCGCGCAGGTAGTTTTGACGGGTCCATTCGCTGGCGCCGCAGTAAGTTGCGACCTCTGCATGGGTGAAACGCAGGCGGGTGCTGATGTAATCAAGGATTTCCTGTTCAGCGCTGTTGTTGGCCACTGCGTTCACCATTTCAACCCCCGACGCGGAGCTGGGGCCTCGTTGGCCATGAACTCAATACCGCCCCACTCATCAGCCCCCATGGATTTCAGACCAAGCTTGATGGCTTCTTCTTTGACCTGGGCAATGTTCACCACCATCAGGCGCGGGTTGCCGGTATTGCGCTCGATGATAGACCCCAGCAGATCGTCGCGGATCTCAACGCCTGCCGCGTAGATAGTCGCCAGCAGGCGGGCGTCTTTCAGGGACGCGGGTTGCGCGGCGACGTAGCTCAACACTCGGCTGTCGATGACCGGGAATTTCTTCAATTTCTGAGGAAAGCTCTCGTTGCCAATCATAACCACCGGCGTGTCAGATCCGTCATGCAAATCACGGATCAGTTCAATGACACCGCGATTGAGCGCGTAGTCGGCTTCGTCGACAACCAATGTACGGCCATTCAACGCCAAAGCTTCGCAGGCTTGCAGGGCCATGTCTGGGATCGTCTTGTGGGCTGACACGCTCAGCTCTCCGAGCAGACGGGACAGAAGTGTTTTCTTGGTCCAGTCCGCCTGCATGGAGATATGGATCACGTCAAATTTAGACGCGCAGTAGATTGCCCCAAAGGTCTTGCCGTAGCCGGGGTGGCTATAGAAAACCGCGAGGCCGGGGACGCCAAAGGCACGATCCTGTAGCTGGTTAACCAGCGTTGCCAGTTTCGCGACATTGGTCAGCGGCTGGATGCTATTGCCAACCTCGATAAGCTGTGACATCGTTTGCTCCTACTCAATATTGACCGTCGCCTCGGGGCCAGCCGGGCGGCGGTTTTCTTATCCGGCGCTGTTGCTGCCGAAATCTCCGAAAATCGCCGAATATGCCTTGTATTCAGCGTGTTCTAAAAACCCCTCCAGCCAACCAGCTTCGGCCTCACCGACAGGTTTCCCCTGCCGCTGTCGCTGAGCGATGTCTTCGGCCTGGCGGAATCGCTCCTCGGGGCTGTTGGCAACCGAGAACCCACTGTTCTGCGGTTCTGGTTTGGCCGGGGTCTTGGCACCCATCTGCAAGATAAGTGCCTCTTGTTCGCGTTCCGCCGCCGGGTCCATGTGATCGCGGAACGTGGTGACCGCAGCGGGCTTGCGGAAAACCGGCTTCACCACCTTGGCCTCCAGATCTGCCAGAACCTCAGACGGTGGCGGAGCCGAGTTGGTCATATCAGCGGCAAGTTGTTCGACCTGGATGGGCCGTTGCAGCTCTGCCAGGGCTTTTTCCGCTTTGACGATCTGGCGGTTGCGGCGGGCTGTTGACCGCGCGCCGTCAAGATCGAAGAAACCAACCTTCTGTTGGCATTCTGCAAAGCCCAAATACTGACCGTCGAGCGCTGAAAGATGTACGCCGCTGTGCAGGTCTTCGGGATCAAAGCGGATGATTACTTTGCGACCCGCTTCCTGGCTCATCCAATCGCAATGGTAGACATTGCCGTGGAGGGTGAGCTTGCCGCTGTCCTTGTGCAATTTCCCGTCTGCCTGGCCCATCAACCAAAGGTGCCGCTGTTCTTCGGTCGCCTTTATGATCGGCGCGGTCGCATAGCTTTCGGCGAATGTCTCATCAAAGGACCGACCGTTGGCGGTATCGGATCGGCGACCCGTGCGGGCGTTGTGTTCGGCAATACCCTCCGCCAGGACCTCCAGAAACTCAGCGGCCTTGATTGCCCGGCTGCCATAGTTTTCCGGTTTGGCGTCGGGCCGGTTGCCGACATAGGCGCCAGCAAAGCGCACATCCTTGGCCACATCACTGGCCAGATCGCGGAACGCGCGTTCAATGGGTTTCGCCTGACCGTGGGCCGGGGTGGCCCAGTGCATGTCAATGCCAAGCAAGGGTAAAACACCAATCGGATCGTCTTCCCGAACTTTGAAACGGAACCGGGTTGGCGCGCCTGCTGTCATCCATTTGTTGGCAAATTCGCGCCCGTTGTCGAACAGGCATCGTTTTGGAATGCCCCAGTTGTCGACCAATTCACCGAATGCAGCCATCACCATGACTTTGTTCGGGTCGTGGTCCACGCGCCAGGACAGGAATTTGCCGGAGTAGAGGTCTTGAAACGCCACGATTTGAGGGCGGTTGACGGTGCCGTCAGGCCATTCGACAAAGACGTCTATCTTGTGACAATCGGCGTTGACCGCTTCCAGCGCATGGAGGCTCGACCGGTCGCGAATTTGGGCGGGGTAGCAGCGCATTAGGCCATTAACACCCTCGCGGAGATAGACTTGCGTTGTGCGTGGCACCTCGGCATCTACCCAGCGCTTTGCGGTCTTCTCAATCGGGATGGGCCATCCCGCCTGTTCGGCCTGACGCATGGACATACGGTAGCATTGCGCAAACGTTGGGCGCTCGGGACGCAGCCAAGCGCTCTTGAGCCAATCCATAAACGGCTGATAGGCGGCGCGATCTGCCTGTTGGGTGCGTTTTTTCGGCGCCTTGGGCGCGACGAATGCAAGCCGGTCCTCTGGTGCCGCACCGGCAACAAGGTCGATCCAGTTATAGATCGTCCGGGTACTGGACCCGATTTCTGCGGCGACGGTGTCAACAGCGTGGACATGGCCCGCACCGCTGGTGTGAAGCAATTCAACCTTGGTGATCGCATCTAGGCGGCGCGCGGCCTCGTCTTTGGATTTCTGGGGCAGGGCTGCATAGGAGGCCCAGGCGCTATTGCGGTCGAGCTTTTTGACCGGGCGGCTGGCGTCATGCTTGATCAGTCTAGCACGTGCGGCTAGCGGCAGCACCGACCAATGATAGAGTAAACCACCACCGCGACCGACCTTGCGTTTGATCGCACCGGGCACGTCCCGCCAGCCTTCACGGTCGGCTTTTGCAGTCACCCCCCGTGCAGTGCCAGGAATGCCGGGCAGGCGGGCCGCAGCCAGCTCAGCTACAGACCACCATTCCTGTTTGGGCGAGACGGGCGTTGTCATACCTGTGCCCCGCCTTTGGCGTCTTCGATCAATTCAGAGAGAACGTCGCCATACTGCGCGACAAACTGGCGGCGCGCTTCTTTGCTGGCGCGGATGAACGCGTCTGCCAGCTTTGAAAACTGCTGTTCAACAGGCGTTTTAAGGGCGGCACCGGGCGCTTTTTTACGGTCCAAAACCTCTTTAGCGGATTTGGCAGTTCCATCGCCCAGGGCGGCGCAGATGGCGGACCTGTCCGCCTGTTCGCCGCATTTGGCTATATGCTCTAGGTCTTTGAACTGGACCTTTTGCGGGGCGTCCCGGAGCTGGGCGATTTCACTAGGTGAGAGCTTTTCACCGACGCTGATCAGGCGTTGCATCGTTTTTTGAGACTTACCGAATGTCTCGGCTGCATTTGCAGTGAACGATGCAAGCGACATTTTGTCGTTTGCATCCCAGCGCCCGTGTGCGCCCGCTTTTCCGCGCGCAGTTTCGGGGTTTTCCCTTTCATAGAGCGCTTTGTGTGCGGCCAGAAACACGGCCATATCCAGCGGCGTCAAAGGCGCGCCGGCCACATTGGCGTCCACCTCAATACGGATCGCCTGATCATTGGTGCATTCGCTGACTTTAACCGGCACCTCGGCCAATCCCGCCTCTTTCGCAGCGGTTAAGCGGTGCAGACCGTCCAGCAGGCGATAGCCGTCTTTGACACGGCGGACCAAGAGCGGTTGCAGGATGCTGCCCACCTCTTGGATAGAGGATACGATACTTGTAACCGCTGTTTCAGAGGCGGTGCGCAACCGTTCCTCTACCTGAATATCTTCTACGGGTAGGGTTTGAATTTGTTGCCAGATAGGTGGGGTCATTGGGGATGCTCCATCGTAACCGAGGGTCGAGTTTGTTGGCCTGTCGTTCTGTGCGACATGGCCGATGAGGTCGCGGCGCTTCGCCTTGGCCGCCTGGCCTGCGTGGGTCAGCGCGCCAGGCATCAGGGACGCCCGCTGGTTTCGAGTTTCAGAAGGTCGGCGAGGCACTCCAATGAACCGCGTCCATTTAGGTGGGCGACAAGGTCGGCGACGCGCTCTTGAGCCGTGCCGACATCCTCTGCGGCGCGATCCACAGCGTCAGCCAGTGCCCCGGTGTCGCAGCGTCCAAGGGCTCGGGCCTCTTGATGGGCCGTAATCGCTTGTTGCAGTGCTGACCGGCATCGCGCGTAGTCGGCGGCGTGTTTTGTCAGTTCACCCACAAGCCGGTGCTGAGGAAATTGGATCAATTCAAAGTCAATCGCGCTCATTGCAAAAGGCTCCAAAATAGGAGGGCGGCGGGCAGCACAAAGACACAGGCTGCGCCGATAAGGTCGCCCCAGAAGTCGAACGGGGTGGGGAAGTAGTGCTTGAAACCATCGCGCAACCTTCGCTGCACGATTGCTGCGTTGCTCTGAAAAGCCCCCAGCGGCGCATCCCCATGGCCGCTGGGGGAAGGCGCCCGTTTTGGTCGCGAACGGAGGTCGCGACCAAAACGGGATACCGTGTGGGGCTTAGTGTTCACGTTCATATGTCCGCCTCGGATTTGAGGCGGCGTTCTAGCGCCTGAACCGCCTCCAACCGGTCGAACGCATCTTTGATCTGCTTCATCTTTTTTATTGATGGGAACTGAAATTGCTTCGCAATCCAGTGCCCATAATAGGATGGCTCGAGACCGGCCTTCACCGAAAACCCGCGAGCACTGAGGTTGAGGGCTTGGCGGCGGGCCTCGCACTCATCGATGATCTTCTGACGTATCGCGTCATCTCTGTCGGCTGGATTTATCATATTCCACAATCGCATGTTTTCGACTTATATCACGCATTATCGTGATTAATCACGCATTGTCAATTCGACTTATTAGTCGTATTGTTGTGACCAAATAGGCATGGCGGTGGCATTGACGTGGAAGACTGGCGAGTACGACTGAAGGCGGAACTGATGAGCAAGAAAGCTACTGACGGCTTGCTTGTAACTAAGCTTTCTGAGGCTCTTGGCTGGAGCCGCGACCGCGTAAGTAGGATGACTTCTCCAGGAAGTAATCCTGGCATTCAGGATGTAATTACCCTTTGTGAAGCCTCTGGTATTTCAATAACTTACGTTCTGACTGGTAAGAGAGAAGACCCTGTCTATGACGGGGTCATCTCGGAAATGTCAAAACTGACGCAGGCTGAGCTTAAGTCTCTTCAAAACCACTTGAGCGCTGCTCCTCTGGTGTCCGAGCCAGGCGAAGAACCCGGCAATAGTTAA